CGTGATGCCGCGTATCCGGTAGGTCTTGCCGCGGCAGACGATGCGCTGCGTCTCGTCGAGACCGATGGCCTGCACGGTGCGCCAGCGCGCGCGCAGCTCGTACTGCCGCACGACCGCCACGCCGTCCGCGTACTGCTGCTCGGTCGCCGACTGCTCGCGCACGTCGCAGCGGAACATGGTGCCGGCGGTCCACGTCGAGCCGCGCAGGCCGAGCGTGGACGCGGCCGCCGGCGGGCGGTACTGCGTCGCTACGAACCTGAGCCGCCCGGCGGAGATCATCGCATCGGGCTCCTCGTGGCGTACTGCTGGATGATGTAGCGGTACGAGAGCGGGACCTCGGCGAGCGCCGCCACGCTGCTCGACTCGGGGTTGTTGTACCAGCTGCCGACGAGCGCCACGATGCACTGCTGCAGCGCGTGGGGGATCGTCGTGTACCCCGCGACGTAGGTGACCGTCGCCAAGGTGTTCTCCTTCATCTGCTTGTCGGTGTCGAACTCGAGCGCGATGACGGGCTCGCTGTCGTCGACCCACCATTCGGCCGCCGGCAGCGTCTGGGTGACCCCGTTGCCGTCGACGTACTGGACCTGCGTGAAGGACGTGCACGGCTGCACGTCGGGGATGAAGCGTGCCCAGCGCCTGATCCTCGCGGTCCTCGTCGCGCTCGAGAGCGCGATGCCCGTCTCGCGCTCGATGACCTCGGCGGCCGCGATGGCGAGCGTGGACAAGTCGACGTCGTCGGCCTCCGTCTCGATGCGGAGACGGGTCCGGAGGACGTCGAGGGGGATGGGGAGCGCGGGCATAAAGGGAGACGCCGCCTTTCGGCGGCGGCCCCCCGCAACAAGGGAATCAGCAGGTGATGGCGGCGAAGGCGTCGATCAGCATGATGCGCGAGTCGGTGCGCGTGTACATGTAGACGATCGTCTCGTCAGTCGAGGCCGCGCTGTACGGGTCGATGAGGGTCTCCATGCCCATGCGGTCGGCGATCTCGAAGTACTCGAAGTTGCCGATGACAGCGAAGATGTTGTTGTTCGTGGTCGCGGTCGGCACGTAGGCCGAGATGCGGTACGGGACGCCGTAGAGCGTGCCGGGGACGCCGTCGATAAGCCCGCCGTTGTCGGACGGCTTCCAGACGTAGTCGGTCGTGTTGATCTTGATCTTGCGCACCGTCTTGAGGAAGGTGTCGCTGAAGAGCCAGGAGAACTTGGCTCCGATGCGGTACTGCGGCTTCACCAGGTGGTAGGTGTCGATGATGTTGTCGCCGGTCACGGTGGTGATCGCGGCGCCGCCGAGATCGGTCACCTGAGACGCCGTCGCGAGCTTCGACTGCGCGCTCGAGCCCGCGATGCCCTCGGGGTCTCCGGTGCCGTCGCCGGTCGTGAACTGCTCGTCGTGGAAGAGGCCCATGGAGACGCCGTGCTTGCGCGAGATGTAGTCGAGGCCGCTGCCGACGCCGCTCGTTCCGATGACGTCGGCGAGGTACTCGCGCGACGCCTTCGCGGCGGTCACGTACTTCGTCTTCAGGAAGGTGATCTTGGTGTTGAACGACAGGTCGTTCGGGGTGATCGAAGCGCCTTCGGCGACCTTGGCCGTGGTCGGCAGCGAGCCCTCGACGGTGACGTCGCGGGTCGAGTCGATGGTGTAGACGGTCGCCAGCTGGCGGATGACCGATGCCTGCTGGCGCTTCTCGATGATGCGGCGCTCGAGGTCGGTCGGCACGGGCGCGTTGCTCGTCGTGGTCGACAGCGCGCGGAAGGCAGCCATGTCGCCGCCGATGATCGAGTGCATGAAGCGCTCGGTGTAGTGGCGGGTGCCGTATTCCTTGCGCTTGCGCTGCGCCATGCCGTCGTACAGCCACTTGCCGTCGTCCTCGGCGACGCGCGACGAGAACTCGGGAGTCGCCGCCTCGGCCGCGAGCTTGCGCAGCTGGATCAGCTTCTCGATCTCGGTCATGTCGTTGTCGAGGCGCGCGATCTTCTCGCGCTCCTCGCCGCTGCCGCGCGCCTCGATGTCGTGGGTCTTGGCGTCCTTGCGCTCGGCGAACTGCTCGAGCGTCTTGCGGTACTGGTGGGTGAGTGCGTTGAGTTCGGTCAGCTTGTCCATGTCGAGAGCCTCGCAATGTGAAGTTCCAGCCGCGCCTGAGCGGCTTCGATGGCAGCCGCGTCAACGTGACGCAGGCTGGAAGTGGTCTGGGGATAGGCGGCGTCCACGACGATGCTCACCTCGACGAGCTTCGCCTGGCGGACGGTGCGCTCGGTGCGCGCCTTGTTCCATTCGTCAGCCTCGACGTAGAAGCCGAAGGACATCTCGCCGCTGAGGTCGCCGCGCTCGATCAGCGCGCGGACGTCGTTGCCGAGCGTCGTCTCGGGGAGCGACGCGACGTAGTGGAGGCCGTCGGCCTTGTCCATGAGCGCGAGCGTCTTCGCGCGCGTGCGCGCGAGCGGCATTCGCGGATCGTGGTTGTAGAGGAGCTTGATGTCCTCGCCGAGCGACTTGGCGAAAGCGCCCGGCGCGATCTGCTCGCGGAACGTGCGCCCGAACTCGCTGATCTCGCGGCTCTGCTGGTTGTAGACCGCGGCGACGCCGCGCAGCGTGCGCCCCTCGATGGCCTGCTCGATGGATCCGATGTCACGCCGTGAAATCATTGGGGGTCCCCGCTTCCGCGCTTGTGTCGGTGCCGATGTTCGTTGTGCCGCCGCCCGTCCCCATGTTCTTCGCGACAATCGGATCGTCGAGTCCCGGCAGCGGCTCGAGGTCGAGCCACTCGCGCGCCTCGTTTCGGGTGATGAATCCCGCCTCCACGCCCGTCCTGAGCGAAGCCATCTGCTCGGCGAGGCTCGGGCGCTGGAGCGCGTCGAGGTCGAACGAGACCGAATCGAACGGGCTCGCGAGCTTCTGGAGGATCTCGCTCTTCCAGATGGCGGCCCAGTGCTGAATGCAGTGGTCGACGTACATGCGGCCGAGCCACTCCATCGACCCGTACGTGCTCTGGCTGTGCTCGCTCAGGTAGGAGACGGGGACGCCGAAGATGCGCGATACGTCCTGCACCGAGTAGCGACGCGCGGCGTCGATTCCGTCGTTGTCGAACGTCGAGCTGATCCGCTCGACGCGCATGTTGTCGCCGAGCACAAGCGGGCGCCCGGCGTTCACGCTGCCGCTGTGCTGCTTGACGTACTGCTCGGCGACCATCTGGCGCTGCTTGTCGTTGAGCGCGCCCGGGTGGACCAGCGCCAGCTTCGGCTGTCCGGCGTTCTCCATGCTCTTGAGCTGCGACTGCTCCTGCGCAGCCATGACCGTTAGCGCCGCGTTGCAGAGCCGCGCCGGCGATTCGCCCCACATGCCGCTGTAGCCGAGCGTGCGCAGGTGAAGCACCTGGTCGAGGCGCAGGTCGCCGTAGAGGCTTGTGCGGTAGACGGGCTCGCGCCCGGTGACGTCGAGAGTCACCGTGTGGACGCCGAGCGGGATCAGCTCAAAGAGCTCTCCCGACTGCGTGCGGTTGATGAGCGCGAAGGCGTTGCCGTAGAGGCAGCACTGCATCGTCATCAGACGGCGGAACTCGAAGCCCGACATGAAGCGGTTCGGGGATCGAAGCAGCGCGTCGGTTGCGCCGTCGGTGACCTTGCACTCGACGCGCGCAAGGTCGTTTGCGATGAGCGAGACCGCGCGGTGCACGGGCGTGTACTGCAGCGCCGTGTCGGGATCGACGATGGGCATTCCGCCCGAAGTCGGCGCGATGAGGAACGACGCACCCGGGAAGGTGGACCAATGCCCGAAGAACCTGTGCAGGAGAGACCTGATCACGCGGGGATCGTGGCCACGTCATCCCGTGCGGATTGCGCCTAAACCCATTCGTCGTACGAACTCGCGCGTTTTCCTCCCCAGACGTGGACGGCGATGATGCCGGCGACGAGCGGGTCGAGGATGCAGTACTCGCGGCTCTTGACGGGCCGCACGTTCCCGTTGCGGTCGGTCGAGGCGTGGGCCTCGGCGCACGAGCGCCGCATGATCGGGTCGTCGCCGATCAGTAACTTCCCGCCCGCCCACAGGTTCTGCCAGAGCTGGCAGCCGGGGCCGAAGGTGCCGATGCCCATGCGGTAGGTCAGCAGCGGGACCCCGTCGGCGACCAGCTGCTCGGCGAGGTACTTGCTGCCCCAGGCGTCGTAGCCGACGGCCTTGATGTCGAACTGGTCGCGCAGCTCGAGGATGCGCTGCCGGATCGACTCGTAGTCGATCTCGCGCCCTGGCGTCAGGGTCAGCCGGCGCTCGGCCGACCACTGGCGGACGGGCATCCGGTAGTCGAGCTCGCGCTGCGCGACGTCCTGCGACGGCCACCAGTAGTGGCCCTGCATGGCGACCGTGCCGTCGCCGCGAGGCACGGCGACCACGAGCGCGGACATGTCCAGGCTCTTCGAGAGGTCAAGCCCAAGCCACGCCGG